TAATTTGAATAATAAAATAAATTTTATAAATTATAGATGTCGATTAGCTTATCAAAGTTTAATCCAAAGAGAATAGAAGAAAGACGTATAACGGGTTCGGGTCCTGCTACATGTGTCTTTATAGGAAAAAGAGGAACTGGAAAAAGTACATTAGTTGCTGATATACTTTACCATCTTCGCAAAATTAATGCTGGAGTGGCTATATCGGCAACCGAGGATGGAAATGCTTTCTATTCAAGTTTTATACCAGATTTACTCATACATTCTGAATATAAACCAGAGGTTGTTCAGCAGGTAATTACTCGACAGAAAAAATTAATAAACGGAAAAGACCCCAAGAAAGACAACGACGCTTTCTTGCTCCTGGACGACTGTATGTACGACAAACGTATGATTAGAGATACTAACATTCGCGGCATATTCATGAATGGGAGACATTGGAGAATAACATTTATGTTAACGATGCAATACTGTATGGATTTACCACCCGATCTTCGAGCAAATATAGATTATGTTTTTATTTTAAGAGAAAATATTATTCAAAATCAGGAAAAATTATATAAAAACTTTTTCGGTATTTTTCCTCAATTTAGTGTTTTCCAGGATGTGTTAAATGCTTGTACAGAAGGTTATGATTGTCTTGTACTTGATAACACATCAAAGAGTAATAATATACAGGACTGTGTTTATTGGTATCGAGCAAAACCTAATAGAAAATTTAGAATTGGTTCAAGAGAGTTGTGGGACTATTGCACTAAAAAGTACGATAAGCACAAAAAGATAGATAACGAGGCAGAAGATCCGAAAAAATTAAGAAAGAAGAATGCAGTAAGCGTCACTGTTAAAAAAATAAAATAATTTAAAGGATATCGTTTAAAGCCATGGATTATAATTTATTTATACATGGATAAGATAAATAAATTAAAGTCTATACCGCAACACGAACAACGTTCAGATGCTTGGTTCAAACAAAGAGAAGGAAAATTAACAAGTTCGGACGCCGGTACAGTTCTTGGAATTAATCCTTATCAAAAACCACACGATGTACTTTTTAAAAAGTGCGGTCACGACCCAAAACCGTTTGTAGGTAATGTCGCTACTTTACACGGTCAAAAATACGAAGATGAAGCTATAGACAAGTATTGTAAACTTACAGGGCAAGAAAATTTTGATTTTGGGCTTATAGCACACGAAGATGTTCATGACACCAAAGATTATTACTGGCTCGCCGGATCACCAGATGGCGTTTCATTGTCTAAAGACGAAAATAGAAAACCGATTTTGCTTGAAGTAAAGTGTCCTTACAAGAGACCTATTAAATTTGGATATATACCAGAGTATTATTATCCACAGGTACAGCTAAATATGTTCATTTGTAATCTTGAGGATGCCGATTTTATAGAATACAAGCCACCTGATGTTATGAACATAGTCAGGGTTAAGATTGATTATGATTGGTTAAATGAAAATCTACCCATTTTAGAAAAATTTTGGAAAGAAGTTGAATATTATCGTAAAAATGACATCAAAACCCATCCAAAATATAAACCTCCAAGACCGCCAAAGAGAGTTTTAGATTTGCGTGATACTTCTGATGACGAAACTGAATGTATTCCTGATTTCATTATAAGAGATATATGATTTTACAGAAAATATTTCAATTTAAAAACTTATTTTATACTAATTAAAATTCCAAATGGGAATCAGAGGATTGAATAATCTTATCAAAAAGTATGCCCCTGAGGCTATTTCGGAAAAAGAAATAAGTCTCTATAAAGGTGCTAAAGTGGCAGTCGACTGTAGTATTTTATTGTATAAATTTAAATACGCATGTCGTGCACCAAATTCTCATATAGTCGGCATAGCAAACAGAATTAAGTATTATTTCATGAATGGAATTCTTCCTGTATTTGTATTTGATGGTACACCTCCGGAAGCTAAAAAAAGTGTGTTGGTTAAAAGGCAAGCAAATAAAGAGCGAATGTATGTTCGTCTTGAAAAGTTGAGAGAGAGAATTCCTGAGAATAACGAAGAAGAAAAAATTATAAATGATGAGATTGAAAAAATTACATCTCAACTTATCGTTATAAAGAAAAAAGACGTCGAAGAATGTAAAGAATTTCTTGAAATGTCTGGTATACCTTATTGTACTGCTCCAGAAGATGCCGAAAAATATTGCGCTTTTTTACAGAAAAATGGACTTGTTGATTATACAGTAACAGACGACACGGATGCCGCTACATTTGGATGTAATAAGATACTAAAAACAGGTATATCGAGGTTTATAACAGAGATAGACACGGATGTAATATTGTCTAAATTTGAGATGGACATGAGTTCTTTCGTTGATTTTTGTATACTTTCAGGTTGTGATTATACAGAACCAATTCCGCAAATAGGATCGGTTACATCTTTTAATCTTATTCGAAAACATAAATGTATAGAAGAAGTTATAAAAAATATAAATAAAAATTGCGATAATTTTGATTATATTGTATCTAGAAAGATATTTACCGAGTTTGATTACGATCTTCCAGAAAAATTTATTAAAAATAATTGCGATAAAGAAAAAATAATTGCTTTTTTAAAGGATAAAGAAATAAAAGAAAATATAATTTCTAAATTTATTAAAATTGTAATTTAAAAAAAATTTTTTTCTCAGATATATATTAAATATTAAATAATGGGAATGTTACAACTTTTTTTTGGCAAGAAGAAGAAGTGTGTCGGTCGCAAGCCCAAGAAGGGTAGAAAAGTTCGCAAGCTATCGAAGACTGCGAAGGTTATGATCAACGGTAAGAAGCGCAAGGTATACAAGGGTTGCAACGGTGGTCTTTACTACAAGCGTACAAAGGGCGGTAAGACCGTTCGCGTCTACATCTCGCCTAAGTTGCTTCGTCGCAAGACGTCCGTCCGCATGGGTCGTTCCCGTTTCGGTCGTCGCGGTCTCAAGAAGGGGTCTCGTCTTAAGATGACCAAGGTCGCTAAGCGTGCCCGCGAGTACGCTCGCAGGCGTCGTGCCTGCCTCAAGAAGGGTATGCGTCTTAAGAAGGGAAGATGCAGCAGCGCGTAGACATTAAAACCGTGTAATGTAATTTAATGTAATGTAATGTAATGTAATGTAATGTAATGTAATGTGTAAATAAATTGATATGCATTAATCAGTTTTAAATGTATTTCAATTTATTTAAATGTATTTCAATTTATTTAAATGTATTTTATTGTACATTTCGGGATTTAAAATAATTCTTCAAATGGTATATTTTCTTGCTTAATAAATAAAACTTTCTCAATAAGCCTAACACTTGTAGGATATATTTTATCAGGATTAACTTTTTTAATCATCATATTTCCTTCGGGAAAATTAACTAGAATTTCAATAATACAATTATCTTTGTAATTTTCTAGATTTTTAATGTGATTTATGTATTTAATCCCACTGGAGTTCTGACTATCGATCTTAGCAAATTTAATAAGTTTCTTGAAATTAGATGATAACAGAATCAAGTCGTTTTTATCTTCATTAATCTGTAGACAGAATGTAATTTTTTCTGTAGGTTTCCATTTAAAAAATGAAAAATTGATTCCAGTTAAAATCGGCAAATGTGCTGGTAACATAAAAATTTCTTCATTGTCCGTGATATCTTTAAAAACAGAAATATCCTCAGAAAAATGTAGCAATTTTAAATTAATGTCTTTATTGATTATATTAGATATCATTATCTCAGCCTCTAAAATACGATCAGTAAAATGTTGATAATTAATTTTATTACCAGAAATCATAAAAGAGTCGTAAATGACAATGTTCTCTGGTGTGAAAGAAATTTCAAAAATACTACCATTGTAGTATTCGTCAGGTGTTTCCAGATTAATTTTAATTATATTTAGATCTTTAAATATGATAACTGATGTATTATCTCCTGAAGCATTCTTAAATAAAAATAATATTGCTCGCTTTGTATTTACAGTATCTTTTTTATAATAGAAGTATTTATAATTAAAAAGTTTAAAAAGATGTTTTCGTTCTATATTAATTGAATTTTGAAGAGGAAAGTACATGTCATGTTTTCCAGTCCAGTTATTATTTAAAAGAAAAATGATTTGTTTTTTATAGCCCTCATTTATTATCTCAGACATCTCTAATGAAAGTATATTCACCAATTCCTTTAAATAAATTTAAAGATTGATTTTAGTAGTATCTATGTCTATGTCTATGTCTATGTCTGTGTCTTTCAACAACAAAGAGATAACCTTGATTAATTTTTTAATCACTTTCTATAAAAACAAAATAGAATTATTTGGAGATATAATAAACCAAAAAACTCCTCTTTCTTTAAGATTGCTAGATTGGTTAGTTACAAATTATTCAAAAAAATATAATATAACTTATCCTCTGAAATATAATACGGAAACTATTTATTTTAATATATACATCGACTATAAAAACCAGCTAAAAGCTTATTCAAAAAAATTTTTCGATCCTTTCTGTAGACAAAAAAGACTTATTATAGACCCGGTTACTCTTAAATGGAGAACTTATGTTTCAGAAGAAAATGTTTCAAAAAAAGATATTGTGACAACTGTAGGTCAATTAAATTTTTTTAGATGGTTCATAGAAAATAAAGTCATTGATTATGCTTTAACTAATATAGAACTTATAGATAAAGATATGGTGGCAACTATAAATTCTAAGAAAAAGGGTAGGCGTTGTGTATTATCTCCAAGCGCTGTTAAAGGTATATATACTAATAATTATGATATTACAATTAAGTTTAAACCTTAAAAATAATATAAAAATAAAATGTATACAACATAAAATGGAGAAAAATCCTCTAAGAACTTGGCTATTCTCTACTGGTAAAATTGTTAAAGATTTGTCTACCCATGATGTGACGCATTATATGCTCGATGGTGGAAAACTCGACTTGACAAAAGATTATAATTTATTTCAAGAGTTGTATGTTAAATACATTGGATATAAAAATTGTATAGTTGAAAAAAAGACTGATGTATTCAGATTTTTTATAGATTTTGATATTCTTTCTACAACTGATATAGACATCGATGTTTACACTAATTGTGTTCAAAATGTTATGGAAAGTATATACAAAGATTCTGATTTGAAGTGTATTATAACTAAAGCTGATAATCCAAAAAAAATTAAAAAAGGAGAAATTGTGTACAATAAACAGGGGTACCATTTTAATTGGCCCGATATTTTAGTAAATAAATCTATCGCGCTTAGAATAAGAGAATATATATTAATTTCCATATGTAATTTGTTTGGTAAACCAGAAACATTCTACGACTCTTGGGATAAAATAATAGATAAATGCGTATACGACAAAAATGGTCTTAGACTGGTAGGTTCTGATAAATGTGTATATTCAGATGGGAATTATATTTATGAAAATCGCGTTTACAAATATTTTACAACATACATTGGGAATAAACCATCTGCTACACATAACGAAATGTATAAATCTGATTTACTAAAAGTTATTCAAGATACCAGTATTAGGTCAAGTATAACAAATCTTACTAAATTTTATAATCTACCCGAATACGAAGAAACCGAAGAAGACCTTGTTTCAGACAATTCGGGTAAATTTACAGCATTATCAAATGAAAGTTCTCAAAAAAACGGTATTCTAAAATTTTTTAAGAACCATGTTGAAGGGTACCGCGTAGAAGACATCCGTGGAATTTTAAAGTCAAATATGTACGACACTCTTTATCTAATTAATACAAAATCCAAGTATTGTCACAATAAGTGTGGGTATCATACAAATAATCACATTTATTTTAAATTAACACCTTCTGGAATTTGTCAAATGTGTATGTCAGAAAATGATGGCGAACCCGATACGCACGGTACAGTGATCAATTGTAAAAACTTTGAAAGTAAGCGAATTCCATTAACGCAAGATATTAAAACCTGTTTAAAATGGGGTGTCAAACAAGATGATAATATTTCAAACAAAAATATTGATTTAGTATCTTTAATGATGGACAAGCTGAGTGATAACTTATCGAATAAAAAAGATTTAATCGGACCTGGTAAAAGCTCTAAAACGAGAAAAAAGAGGTAAATACTATTATTATAATACCTAAAATAAAACCAATAGCAGATTTTCCAAGAAATCCCGGCGAACCATCTACAAATAAAACAGGTAGATTATTAGATATAAATTTATACATTTGTTCAGAGTTTAAAACTAGATAAATGAGTGTTACAAACATAACCATTTTGATATTTTTATCAGTGTATAATTTCTGATACATTGATAATTTTACATCAGGTAAATTTTCATTCGTTATCTTTTCATTATACTCTACATTCGAGGGCTCAAATGTAACAGTTTCTTTTTCGATTTTAGTTTCTGATTGTGACATTAAATCTTTAACAGAACATTCGAAATTTGACATTGCTATTTACATTTTGTATTTATTTTAAAATATAAATGAAAACGAAATTTAAGATTTTATTTAAATAAATAAAATATATTAATATAATAAATAATGGGAATAAGCAACGTCGCCGTTAAAACTTTTGACTCGTCGGGGGCACAATCATTGTGTAGAACAAGCGAGTACAAAGGAGATGAAGAAGTAAAGTCTTCGTTTATTTCTAAATGTGAAAAAATGTACATTTCTGGTTCTGGAGAAACTGTTATTCCAGGATCTCTAAGAAGTTTCCCCACCACAAACTCTACGGATACGTTTTACGTAAATTCAGACACTGATGCCATTTCTGATATAACTCTTAATATCGAATTTAAGTTAAAAAGACCTTCGGGTAACAGCGACTGGCATGCTTTTGTATCTAAGGATATTATACTAGGATTAATAGATAAAGTTGAAATTAAAATAGGTAATTTAGTAGTTCAGAAATTAACAGCCGACGACATATACATTAGAAATTTATCTGAATTTGGACAGCCTTTTACGTTCAGCGCACCCCCCGCCCGGTCTGGCCCTACGGTGGCAGGAGGCGAAATCACGAACGCCGAAGTCTATCAGCTACCGGCGAGTGATAGGAATGTATTACAATTTGATGCCGAGGGAAATGACATAATAGTAATCCAAGCGGCGTGTTCCATTCCTTTTATTGGAAGAAGTAGTGATATGTCTCGATCTTTGTTACAAGCCGGGGCTTTGACTAATTCAATGATTGTGAAAGTTCATTATAATAATATTTATAGTGATAACAGTACAGTAGGAAGTTCGCATTATCAAGTTCTTTCTGCAGGAGATAGTTTCACCTCTACAAATTTCTTGGATTTGACTTATTTTAAAAGCTTCGTTGCTGTTAGAACGCATATTATCACTCAAACAGAAAAGAACTTTATATCGAAGAATGTAATACATAAGGTATTAAATACATCTTCAAACGTTACAAAAGAGATAACTAAGAACACGACCACGGACGCTTATAGCGATGAGATAACTGAAATAGAAGTGGATTTAGAAGATGTATCTATTAATGTAAGTCATCTATTAATTGGATTAAGACTTCCTCACGTAAATAACAAAAAACTTTCTGTTATAGATACTATTACCGCGGCTCCAAATACTTACACCCTCAATGAGACAGGGTTTAACGAAATTTCTACTCCATTTTCTGTTATTAACTCGCAAACATTTTTTAAACCCGTCAATGGCCCTCCAGACAATCTTTTTGGTTATATGCCAAATGCTGTAGAGTCTATGGAACTTGTATTAGGAAGTGATAGAACCGGTTTTATAAAGGGAGCGTCCGCCAAAATTGGCACTTGTGAAAATTTCACGTTAGTAAATAATGATAAAAACTCAGCACACTATATAATAACTTTGGCCGAAAAAGCTTTTGATACTTCAGGGATTGCGTTTTCAAAGATAAATAATAAAAAATTACTCATTAGGCTTAACAATTATATATTTAAGAATACTAGTGCTGTTACTCCAAATCCTTTATCGAGTAATAATTACACTCAGAACGCTATAATCACGGTCACCGCGTGTGGTACCAAGGTACAAACTGTAGTTGGAGGTTCCATGTCTTTCATGTAATTTAATGTAATTTAATGTAATTTAATGTAATTTAATGTAATTTAATGTAATTTAATGTAATTTATACAAATTTAAAGATAAATAGTAATAATGTCACGCAAAATGTATATATTTCGGTAACAGTTTGCGGGAACTCGAGTAAAATCTGTTGTAGGAGGTTCAGTTGCTTTAAGTTAAATAAAATTAATACAATACATTACAAAGAACTAATTTTAATTTTATTACGTATTAAATTTAAAATTATTTTCTTTTATATATTTAAATAAATACAATATGTCTGGAGCTGTAGCCGCTCATGCTGCTTATAACGGAAGTGGT